ATTTAGAATCTCTCAACATATCATCCATAGCAATGTCGGTAGCACTAGATTTCCTACACCTAGCACTCTCCGCCACAATCACAATATACATATTAGGGAATAGAGTATAAGTACCTTTATAGGTATGTACATTCCTCCCCAATAATGAGGCTATCAAAGACAAACCCGACCATGTATGAAATCTGGTCGGGCTTTCAGTCCCCTTGGTATATTCTAAATATTTATAAATAAAAGATTCATTAGATAAATCTCCCAATCCCTCCTCTTTATAATCAACCTTCATTATTTCCCTCCTGCACTTTTCCAATCCTTCCCTACTCCAATATCCACAGGAATAACAACTTCTTTCCCATGAATATGGATGGGTTGGCTCAGTTCTTTATTAATAATATCAATAACTTTATTTTGATCTTTTTCTTTGCATTGTATGACTAATTCATCATGTATTTGGAGAAGGATTTTTGCTTGAGGAGGAAATTGTGATTCCATCCTAACCGCTCCCATATTTATATGATCTGAAGCTGTAGATTGAGGTACAAAAGCTATAGCACTCCTAAACAAAGGTTCTCCCATAATGTCAAAAAATTGTCGCTTTCTTCCAAAGGGTGTGACAAGAGTTCTTGATTTTTTTATTGTGTTCCTCACCTTGTCATGCCATATTCCCAACTTAAACAAAGAATAATATCGCCCTAATAAAATTCTAGCTTCACTTTGAGGTAGGTCTATGATTGTGGCAAATTTCCCCACCCCTATTAAATAGTTAGCAGCATGTACACATGTTTTTCCTTTTTTCCTTTCTTCACTCTCCTTTCCTATATATTTAAGAGGGATAGATAAAACCATTGATGCAACTTTACTATGTATATCCTCCCCAGCTTCAAATACTTTCATCATGGTTGGATCTTGGGCTAAGTATGCCACAAGTCTAGCCTCAACCTGACTAAGATCTACCTTAACAAATACACACCCATCATCTGCAACAAAGATATCCCTAATATTGCCAGGAATATTTTGCATATTAAGCCCTGTCCCATATATATTCTCCGCACTAGATAATCTTCCTGTCTCTGTCCCATACACAAGCCAACTAGACCTACACCTTCCATCCCTATCCCAGAAATTTTTAAGATAAGTTGAAATTAATTTTCTCAACCCTCTGACCTCCAAAATAAGGTCAAAAATTGTCATAGGATAATGCTTATTTAATTTAACAAGAGCTTCTTCGTTTGTTGTGGTTTTTCCTGTCATTCTATGAAATTGTTTAGGTAAACCTAACTCATCATAGATTAGTTTAGCAAGAGCTTTAGGTGAGTTTGCGTTGAGGGGATAACCCACTTCCTTATCTAAGGTTTTCTGGGCTATGTCAAGTTTTTGACTGTATTCATTAAAATACTTCTTGACTTTTTCTACATCTACCTTAATCCCTTTATGACTAGCTCGAAAAAGGAGGGTTGCGAGGGGCATTTGGTAGCCATGAAAATAATCATACATTCCCTCGGTCTTAAGGTCTTGGGTTAGTACCTCAAATATTTCATATGTAACAGTACAATCCTTGCAATTGTATGTATATAAGACATGAGGACCCCAGTCTCCCTCCTTAGCTTCGTCCTTGAAAAATGGTTCCGAAGTATATATCGAGGCCTGAAGTCCCAAGTTTTTCTTTAACTCGCTTAATAAACAATGATGAGCAACGGCTGTATCCATTATAATGGGGTGTATTTCCCCTATCCACGGATATAAGACCATCATCTCGAACATCATGTTTTGTATAATTTTTCCAACCTTCGGGTTGGTAAGAATGTCCCTCACTCGTTTCCATAAGAATGTCTCTTGCTTCTCCGTCCATACCGCTCTACCTCCTTCATAAAAGGGGATACAGGTAGCATAGTCCCTCGAATCCGCAAACCCAATACATTTAATATAATTAGCACCCATGTCTGTCTCAATATCTACAGCCACGTTTGCCGACCCGTTATAACGATCTAAGGCTTCACAACACTCCTCAAATGTTGGGTTTATTTTAAAGGTTCTATCTAAGACAGTCCATCCCTCTTTCAGCGTTTTCTTGATTTTCATCATGTCAAACATGACAAGGGATGTTTCTTTATACTGTCCTTTGAGACAATAGTCAGGATTGAGTGTAGGTATTACAATTTTGGTAGGAAGTCTTAGAGGTCTAATTAAAGACCCCCTCCACTTTGTTATACTCCATTTCCCAGTCAAGGCTTTTAAAGATCTATTTCCTAAAGGTACTATTATTTTTAAGTTAGGAAGTCCTTCTAGTTCTTTAATAAGATCAAGTTGGGCTTGTCCTTCGTTGGAAGTATCTTGTGTTTTGAAGAGAGAGGTTATATAAACATCACTTCTTGATTTTCCAGAATATTTTAACAGTCTATTAAATAAAGAACCTCTCGAACCAACTAAGGTCATGCCCGACCTTAGTTCCTCATTCGAGGGAGATTCTCCTATAAAAACTATCTCACTTTCTAGTGGACCCGTTGGTGATATGGTTAGTTGAGTCGATGATATCTGCACTAAGGTCTCCTGTTTTCATGTCTAGTGATTTTAATTTGGTCATGAATTCTCTCATTCCTGCCCGATAATATCGACTCCTGTCTCCATACCTCACACACCTTCCTTCAAAATAATTATAAACATCCTTATCAATCATGATATGTACTGATTTACAGTCCATTATTATCTCCTTCTGGGTTATCTGGATTTAAAAATATTTTATCAGAGAAAGGTTTTGAGTTTAAAATTTCATCTGTCAATTCTATTGCATCCAATACTATGGTTTTTGGGTAAAAATCTTGTTCTATTTTGATAGAAGAATTGGATACTAAAGCACCCGCCATTTTCACAATAAGTTGTTGTCTAGTGCTAAGACTTTCCATAATAATACTCCTTCATCATTTCAATACATTTAATTGCCTTATTTAAATCTTCCTCTCCATTCTTATCCTGAAACCTCATTATGTATTTAATAACCGAACCTACAGACAAGTTCACATTATTTTCAATACAAAAAGTCCACGGATCTATTTTATACTTAGCATAGTAAGAAGGTCGAATGGTTGTACTCCCCCCTTTCCATTGGTCATTTAATTTTGACTCGTCTACGGTTTTATTGGTATTTCGTTCAATATCTAAATCATCCTGAAGGTCATCTTTATGATCTATATCTGGAAAATATTTTTTCTTTGTCATTTAGTCATCTCCTCCAATTCTTTGATATGTTTTTTCATTTTCCTAAAATTTAAATTTTTCCTATCCAATTTGGCTTCAAGATATGTTATATACTCTATAATGTCTTCCCATGCTTTATAGGCACAAGTTTCCTTTCCTCCTAGTTTTATAAGTTCTTGTTGGAGTTTTGTGAGAGCATTATCTGGTCTTTGTACTCTATGTCGTAAGTCTGGTTTAACCATTTTTCTCTCTTCCTTTTTAAAAATTAAAGCTAGGCTGTATAGCGTACAATCAATCGAAATTGATGCCGTTGCCAACCTCCACCCTCTGCTTCGCAAGCAGTAAGACCTCACTTCCAGAGACCTTTTTACGGGGTACGGAATGACCGCAACTCCCAACTCCTACGGACTGGGTTTCTAAGATCCCATACAACCTAGCTCTATATTTAATTAATATAAAAAATGGAGGGAATATAACCACGATGTCCCTCCGAGCATCGCTCTTAATCCCTTACAATATTTCCGCCTTGTAAGGCTCTGGATTATTCAGAGTGAGAGGGCGGGTTTATACAAAAGATTTTATTTTATTAAAAATCTTTCCACTCCCATCAGTTGCAGGATCTTCCACAACATTAGCCTGACAAGTACGACCCGCATAATCAGCCGTATCTAGGGAAGAACCGTTCCAAGGTTTTCCCAATGCCACACAAACATTAGTTAAAAATCCAATTCCTGAGTTATTCCCATTATGAGGGAGAGGAGTAAAATATTTCAAAGTCTTCCCATTATAGTCAGGGTTCGCACTTTCAATGATTGAAAATGTGAAAGCTAGGCGAGGTCGCCCATTTCCTGACGTACCCAACTCACAATCCGTGCAGGTCATTTTGTACGACCCTGAAGGGAGTGGAGTAAAGGCTTTAGAAGATTCTGTTACTGCATCATCGCATGTCATACCTAGATCAATTACTGGCATATTAGTATTCTCCAAAGTTAAACAAAATTAATAAAATAATTATTGTACTTACTGCCATTAATATAAGCGTAATCACATTTCTTTTACCTCCTTTGAAATTTTATAATAAAAAGGCACTCCCAATGAGATGGAAATATTTTTATTTGTGTGAAAATCACTAAAACATTTGTGGTCACATACTACTTTTTCATGATGGATGGCTAGGGAAGACGTTGTTAGGGCTATCCCTTTTCCTCTCTTTAAAGTTTCACCACATTCAGCACATTTTAGTTTCATTTCACACCTGCCATTTTTATTAAGTCATTGAAATGGGGAGTTAGGTAGGATTCCATAGTCGTACTGGATAACAGCCTAGACTTAGCCTCATATATCCCACTACTCCTCGATAGTAATTTATAGATAGGAGGTTTTCCTGGTAAGGTCTCTACCTCACTATGATACACCTCATCAAAGAAAGCTGTATATTTATTTTTTAGTTGTCCTTGAAAGGCGGGTTTAATAAAAATCCGACCCGTTGCCTCTTCCTTCTGCACATCCTCATGACATATACACAAACTATGCTTTCCACTATTCCTCACCTTCATGATGAAGGATTTCATGGATTGATAGAAAGCGTCCCAATCTGCAAATTCTGGTTTTTGTCTCCTATTTAATTGACATATATGTTTCATACAAATCTCAGCCACCTCTCCCATACTATCAATAATAATAGACTCATGATCTGGGGATTTTATGGCTTCATCCAAGGTGTCTTGGATCTCAACCCAAGTACTATCATAAAGTTCAACATAATCTACATTTTTCCCCCTAATACTTAAAAGACCTTTGTTTAGATCTAGGAAGAAAGGTTTTGGGAAGGTAGCACCTAGGGTTGTTTTCCCTGTCCCTGCCTTACCATAAACAGTCGCACTCAGTTTTATAGAGGTACTGTCCATATCCTTAGCATTCTTAATTTTCATAAACCCTCCGTTAAAATATCTTGCCATGTTTTAGCTCCACACAAAATACTCTCTTTATACTCATGATATTTTTTCTCACAAATATTTAAATTGTGCTTGGCTATTTCTATGTCTTTTAAAAGGCACATCAATCGCCCTTTCACCTTACCATCCACAAGCTCATTAATTGATTGGCGAGCTTGCTTGTCTGCTTCATCTAAATTAATCTTAACTTTTACCATCACCATCTCTAACCCCTTTCTCTAAAGTTCTTGCTCCTGTAAATGGTTCCCACACTTCGACTTGGAACATGGAGTTTTTAATAGAGTCTTGGATTTCTCCTTCCCCAGCTTGACATAACTCAATGTAGGGACACCTCCCGTACTGAGTGCATGCACTAGTAGTTCTAGGAAAGAACTCTCGTCTACAACACTCTTGCACTTGTTCTGCGATCCACAAGGCTTCTTTTCTCCATCTTTCAATTTCTCCTTCATTTCTTGTTGTTTCCTCTCTATTAAATGATATTGTATCTTCAATATTTTCTGTCTTTCTTCCTTTCCTAAAATAGATTTGGTTTAAAATCGCACCCGTTACATTCTGTCCTGTAAGTTCTTTAACACCATAAATATACCCATCTATTTGATGGTTTGGTTTTGGGATTAGGAATCCCTTGTGGGCAGAAGTCTTATGCTCAAAGATCATCATATCATCCCTGTCTTTGTATTGGATAAGACCATCACATCTAAATAGGAAAACGAAAGTTCCCATATCTACAGCCCCGCCAATTTCAAGATCAATTATATCAAAAGGCTCATTTACAAAATAATCTCTATATTTTTTTGTAATGGCTAGTCCTTTCATGATTGTCCTAATACCAGTCTCATCATCTCCCTCATAAGGACCCCATCTAAACCCAAAAGCCCTATCCATCTTACTAGGATCGTGGTGTGTATACCATGATTCTAGGGCATCATGCAAGGCACTACCAAATTCAGGCTTAGCCTTAGCGGGATTTGTCTTTAAATTTAAATATTCAACATGTCTTAGCTCAAAATACCTAGGACATTTCCTAAAATCATTCATCATGGAGGTATCTAGTTCTTCAATTATTTTCATCGAAATTCTCCTACCTTTGGCTTTTCTTTTAACCAAACTCGGAGCATACCCTCTCCCCAAAGTTTCTTATTATTTTTAATTGCTCTGGACATAAATTTGTACCGATATACTCTCCCATAACTGTAAAGATTATTTCGTTCACGTGCCGTCATTACTACTGAATCACCAACTTCCATATCTTTTAAAAATGCGTATTTTTCTGGTTCAGATCCTTCTGGTATTGGTACATTTTTTTCAATTTTCATATTATCCTTTCTCTAACCCTGAAATTTCTAGGGCTGTTTCTTCAGATATATATTTATCGTTAATGAGAGGGATTAAAGCACCAAAACATAGATTTTTCTCCTCTTCAAGATTGGAAGTACCTCTTTTCATTTTCCCCTTGATAGATAGAACTAATTTTTGGTTACATATCTTAATAATTTCTTCCGCTCCCCATTTCTTAACAATTTCCTCTAGGTTAGAGAAGATTTCATGTTCTTCCTTTTTTTCCTCTTCTCCGACCTGTACTATAATAAATTCTTTTTTCATTTTATTCTCCCACCGTCTCACCAGACCAAGGCATACTTAACTGCTCTCCTTTTTTCTCATCTTTTTCTTGCATAACAAGTTTAGCTTCTTGAAAAGATGAGTCCATATCTGCCATCATTCTGTCTGCAATCTGATAGGAGGATTTAGTTATAAAATCCATTGCTTCTGCAAGAGATTTATTTTCTACGCTATCCTCACCATATCGTATGATTAGGGATTGCATGGCACAAGACGCAAACCTTAATCTATCCCTATCATTAAGACTATAGAATAAATTTTTAGCCATCTAAGATCTCCTTATATAACCCAAATCTGTTAATAAAATTATAATATCTTCCTTTTTACTTTCTATAATCAATCCCCTTAATTTTTTCTTAGAAAGTTTTTTAAGTTCTTTTGTTCTAAATAAAGAACTAACTCTCTCATTTCTCTCTTTTATTAGGGTTGGATAGTCTGGGTGTGGAGAAGAGGGGACAATATCTGCCCCCAGTTCCCGACCCTTTCCCCGTGGAGCCTCTACTAAAGCTCCGTTAGGATAGGTTCCTTTATCCGACAGGACTGTTCCTATTCTGTTTGCTTTCATGTTCTAGTTTTTTTAGTAGTTTGTTTAGTTGTGACGTGAGGTATTTTGAATGGTTGAGAATTTTTAGTGCCATTACCTTCACCTCCAAGATATTTTCGTTTGTCTCTATCGACTTGGAGATTTCCCCCAGTTCTCTTAGGTCCATGTTTCTTCTCCTCTTTGGTTAGATAAATCTCAAGCTCCTCCCACACATCATCAATTAAATGGAAAGAAAGTTGTAAGAGATGTCTTAAAACCTCTTCCTTTTTTGTTTTATGTGCGTGGGTAGCTTTATAATGTATAATTTCTATGTGATTAATTTGCTCTTTAATTTTTTTCATAAGATTTAGCTTTCATCATCCTTTCTAAGACTTTTATTTTGTCTTTATCATTTGCATCAACAAGTTCATCAACCTTGGTGTTAAGCTCCTCAGTACTCCATCCTTTTTTTGTTTTTAAATCCTCTCCCATTAATTTAGAATAATGTTCGATAAGATCTAAGACATAATCTCTCCCTCGTATCTTTTGGATAAATTCTTTATGTCCTTTGAAAATAACACCCATTTCTTCCCTAGCCATAAATAAACCCATAGTAAAAACTGTAGCGTAGAAAGAATCTTCTTTTTCTAAGCCCTCACCTAAATCTTCCTGCAATTGCTTTACATCTATATATTTTTGGGCAATATGGAGAGCGTCACACAGGACAGCTAACTTCACTACAGATATTTCTACAGTCTTGTCATTTAAGTCCATGATATATCCTTACATTTTTTGGTTAATAATGTTATAAAAAGCAAAGCCCGTGCCAAACATTAACTTTACAATAGTTTACATTTACTTTTGCCCAACAATGGCTTTGACTACCTCCACAACTTTGTGAGGGAAAGATGCTATATCAGGACAGAGGATATTATCTTTATAATATCTTTCTACTGAAGTACATCCACTATCCCCAATCCCAATCCCAATAGGTCTAGTCTTTAAAATATGAGCTGTTCTTTTTATTTCGTTCCGTAAATTCCAACGCCTATGCTTAGGAGCGTTTACAGGAACACCATCACTAAAAACTAACAGATATTTTAATTTTCCTGCTTGATTTTTTAGTTGTTTGGTTGTGTTATGCACAGCCCACCCATCACTATTATAGGAAGCATGCCTACTCTGTACTTCTGCCTCCATAGTTTTCCACATCTGAATATATTTATCTCTTGTCAGAACTTCCCTAAAATCCTTATATAAAATAAGACGATCTGTGAAAGAGGTTATATTAACAGGTATGGCTAGTTTTTGGAGAGCTTCGGCTACACAAGCAGCTCCTAGAAAGGCATTGTAAGACTTCTTTCCACTCATAGAACCTGATAGATCAACAAGGAGAGTGAAAACATAATCAAGATCTGTAGGTTTAGATCTTTTCTCCCATGCTCGTGAGTCAAAGGAATCAATGTTATTTGCTAGCTCTGATATTCTCTTGACGATACCAATATCGCCACCCGTCTTGAACTTAGCCTCTCTTCTCCTCGCTCTTTTGATTTTGAAGATAGGTCTTAGTTCATTGGCTAGATATTCAGATAGAGTACCTAGCCTAACATCAATACCTTCCAAGGTTCTTTCTCCGTCCGTAATATATCTATCTTTAAGTCTTGGATTTTCCTCCTCTAAAAATTTATCCCCTTTCTTGTCTAGTCTTTCATGTATGTTTTTGGCTAGCATTTCAGCCATTTTAGAGATTTCTTGCTGAGAGCTAAGGCCAGAATCTGTAATATCATCCATGATAGAATGAATATTATCATCTAGATTTTCCCCCTCTTTATGTACAGGAGGATTGTCTTCTATCTCTTTCAATCTTTTCTTAGCAAGCTCTTCTAATTTTTTTCTTGCATGTTCTTTTTTAAATTTTTCTTTCTGTTGTTCTCTCTCGGAAAGGCTATCTACACATCCTCCTTCGAGTCATTTTCTGACTCACAATCCTCACTCTGAGTACCACCTGATTCTCCACCTTCAAAATGCTTGGAGATTAGGGCTTTTAAGAGAGTTTTGTCTTGGGTTGTTGTGATTTTGTTGAAGTAATAGAAAGATACAGCCTTAACAAATGTCTTGGTTAGATCTTCCTGTGGGTATTGAAACATGAATTGCTTAACCCTATCAAACTCCCTCTGGAATGAGGTGTAGATGGGTTGTTCATAGGTAGAACCAATCTCCCGTATCTTAACAAGCTCATCAAATTCTACACTAAATTCTACATACTTCTTAATATATGTCTTGACTTGGGCGATATCATCAAACTGATCCCAATCTCCTGTGGCTATGATCTTGTCTTGTTTTCTAAAGGCAGGGATCTTGATACCAAACTCGCCATGTGTACGGGATATCTTTTGTTCCTTAGACATATCATTCAGTCTTAAATGGACAAACCTAGATAATTGTGGAGGATCTAAGACTTCTCTGTTACCATACACACCGCCAGGAGGATTTTGGAGAGCTATAAGTCTAAAGTTCTTGTGTACTGGAATCATCCTCCCGTCATTGAAAGTGTTTTTTACCTGAGTCTTTTTTCTCAGGAGAGCGTCTAGGGGTTCTGTTAGGACAGCCCTAGTTTCACCTCTAATAAAGTTATATTCATCGAGGATTGTGAGATGTCCCTCCTCGATCCCTATAGGCAACGCTCCTGCCTTATATCCAAACCCGCTCTTAGTACTGTTGTCTAGGGTTTTGGAACCCATAATCTGATCTGGCTCCATGTCATGGCAGTTTAGGTAGGAGAGAGGCCATTGACATTCCTCAGATATGAAGTCAATCATTTCTGTCTTACCCAACCCACTCTCTCCTTCAATAAGGATAGGCTGTTTGAGATTGAGACATACCGCAATTTTCTGGGCTAGTATTTCATCCTCTCTAGTCAGGATTCTCTTCTTATTTCCCTTCCCAACCGTCCCATTTCTTACCTTTACTTCCACCCCTCCGAATGTCTTTAATTCCATGTTTTATAATCTCCCTTTTAAAATTATAGATTGAAAAGCATACCATCTTATCTTCCTCATCTGCTGCAAACCCTTCCTTTATACCTTCCCATAATTTCTGTGGGTTAGGTCCTATTACAGGGTAGGAGACATCTCCCTCATCTATAAAAAAGATAGAATTGGGATATTCTCTATGCCCTACAACATATAAAGATTTTATGTCTTTTAGCAGTATAAGGTTTGTTCTGAACGGTAATTCATCTGACATGTTAATTCCTCCTTTCTACTTTCTTGGCTCAAGTTTGTCAGGGCAGTTACAACACCCATCCTCTCGCTCCCATCTTAGTATTTGTTTGAATATATAAAAGATCCCTGCTATCCCACTAGCACACATTATAAAGATACAAACAACAATACCAAACTCTATCCATTGTATTATGCTGTGCATTATTCCGTTCTCCTTGTTTTATATGTCTTTAGATTCATTTTGATAATTCCAAAAGTATAATTTCCATAACCCCTTATATTATAGTGGGTTATGAATAGTTCCTAGGAAAGTTCTCTTATCAAAATCGCCCTAAGTTACCATGTATAGGGGAGTTTACATCAATTCTTCCAAAAATGGGTAACCCCCTACCCCCCACCCCCCTCTAAGGACACATGTAAACCATATCATCACATATATCCATAAATAAAGGGTATAAATATAAAGAAATATTTTATTTTTTTTATATATATTTATACATACTAAGGCTTGTTTCTGGCTTGGGTGACCCTCCCCCCTATGGGAAGAATAATAATTCAAGAAGTCCTTTGTTTGTAAGGACTTTACATGATAAATAGTTCCAATAGTTCCAAAAAAATAGGGGTTAAGTTGTAAACTATCCATTATCCCCTACACCTCTCTCTAAATTCATCCTCGTCAAATGCAGGGTTTTCCTTAGATAAGGCATGGCAATATGTACTTACCAACCTATCATATAATTCTTCATGTTCTAGCTCTATAAACTTTATAGCATGATTAGCTAAGGCATCTGCTATCAATTCAAAATGTT